TCAATCTGCACAGCACCATCAATGTCAACAGCGTCTAGGTTGGTTGTGCCTACTAGAGTAGTAGTACCCGTAACAATTAAGCTATCCGCAGATTCGTCCCAGAGTAGAGATTTACCTGATGTAGCCCCAAAGAATTGAACGTCATACCCAGTATCATCAACACCTACCGTTACAGTGCCTTGATTGGATAAAGCCCCTGCGTTAGTCAAAGCCGCTGTTTTAGTAGTTCCTGCTAAGTTAACAGCAGTAAGAAGATCGTGAACAACGCCGCCTGTTCCCAAGCCGTCTGTCGCAATAACTTTAGTCTCACCAGCAGGAATGATTACATTAGCGCCACTTCCGCAAGTAAAAGTCAAAGCCGCAGCCGTTGCGTTATACATGAACCAAGTCTTGGAACTGGTGTTGGGCAGGAGTGTTACCGTACAAGCCTGACCACCACCTGTGAGCTTCAGACCAAGGCACCTGTCCGCGTCCAACGCACCGTCTGCAATTGTAATGTTGTCGGTAGATGCGTTTGCTATGGCCCTAGTCCCCCAAGCAACCGCTTGGCCGATTATTTCCATGTTTGTGTTCGTTGTGTCGCCCCAAGTACCAGACTGTTCACCAGTGCCGATTTCTTCTAGGCGGAGATTGTTGACATATGTACTAGCCATTTTAAATTCCTATAATGCTACCTGACTCCAAGACGAAGTGGAGGGAGGTGTTATCGGGTTATAACTCGGATTCTGGCTGGGGACAATATCCCCCCATACTAGAACTTGAGTCGGTGTAACGGATGCCGTGGCAAAAAGCCCTGTAACATCTACATTTGCGTTGCCTACAACAAGTGTGGAAACATCTCCAACTTGTCCTGTTCCTGCTACGCCAGTCACAGCTACGTTAGCCATACCTATGACGGTAACTGCGCCGGGTGAGCCTGTGGCTGCTATCCCCGTTACAGCTACGCTTGCCGTCCCTGTAACAGTAACTGCGCCTACCGAAGCAGTTGACGTTAAGCCCGTAACGGGCTGTACAGCAGTGCCTACAACGGTAACTGCTCCTACAGAGGCAGTTGAACCGGGTAGAGCTACGTTGTTGCCCCAAGTGCCACCATTCCAGCCTTGACTAGAAGAGTTCCACCCTAAATAGGCAACAACCATATCAGTCATTAGGCTATCCGAATGATAGCATTAGACGCGTCCGCTGCGGGGAAAACTACGGTGAACGTACCGTTACTGGCTGTTTTATCAGCACCAAAGTCCAGAACAACCACAGTAGGGTCACCACTAGCCGTATCATTAAACAACAAAGCACCGCGAGCCGTAAAACTTGCAGAAGTCCAAGCAGCATCGGCGAAGTCTGTTAACGCTGTTGTTCCAGAAGTCGAAGGGTTCACGTTTGTTAGTGCCACACCCTTCGCAGAATACGCGCTACCAGCAGTGTTGCTGATTTCATTAGTGGAAGTGTACGCAGTAGTTGCCGCCGTAAAGGTGGCACTATTAGTGTAAAGAGCCAAATTAAACGTGTTACCGCCGCTTGCTAAAAAGTTGTGCTTGGCCTCAAGAAGCTCTTTCTTAAAGCTCGTACACATGAAGTTACCATTAAAGGCCATGTCACAATCTCCTTATAAGTGACGCAAGCTCTGGATGTCCTGCGTCTGTTAATGCGTTATATACAGTAGTTCTGTCGTTTTGCACAGCATCAGCTAGATAAAATTCTATCAGCTTAACTATGCGTTGTCTAAATGCGTGTGCTTGCTGCTGTATTGCAGGATGAGCACTGTCAGAAACAGAAAGAATCTTATCTGCGCATCTTTCTGCAACCTCTTCAGGGTTAAATCCACGACCGTTAGAGGTATGAACCTCTACTTTGTAGTCGGCAGGGAGGTCAATATTTAAGCTAGGTATCATGTTTTCTCCCTCATGATTAAACCAGTGCGGTACGCGTCAGTAACTTCTTGTGACTCGCCAAAGTTCTTGACGCGAGACATCGCCTCAGTGAACCGCTGAGTGTAGTTTTGAATTAAGTCGTTCTCACCCTTCATAAACGTGTAAGCCTCAATGAGAGAGCCGTAAAGGAGGGCCACAGACGCGTTTGTGCTCAACCATGTGGTTCCGTCTTCAGCACCAGCGGTCAGACTTGCTGGGCGATAGAAGTAATGAAGCTCAACTTCGTAGGCTAAATCTGGCGTTGGGGCCAATATAAAGTGTGTGATATCGAACTGAGCATAGTAACGAGGTGCGCCAACTGTTGCTGGATTGGGGTTAAAAGACTGCACAAAGTTAACATCTTTGAATAAAAGAAACTCTTGAACACCGCTACTAATGTAAGAAACGCTAAATGGAGCCAGATAATCACTAGGAAGCGTAAGGTACTTGGAGTTTGTAGCGTCTACTGAATATGGAGTAAGCGTTCCTGTTTGGTTTTTCCTGAACACATCAAGTTGCGCAATCTTCAATATGCGTTCTTCTGCGTTCTTAATGAAAATATCAAGACTATTCACAAAGGTTGTCTCTGTGTTCTCAGTATAGTTCTGAATAGCCGTCTTTAATTCTGCATATGTAAAGCTCATGATATATCCACCGTAACGCTGCCAACTGATCCAGTTGCGAGTAAGTTATTAGGGGTTAATCCGCCGTCATTCTTCAATCCTACGGGGTTCCACCCCCATTGAATGTTCCTTTGCTCAGACAAATTCTGCTCTGGGCGTGGATTTCTAAGGGCCTGCGGGTCAGGTGTCGCTCTTAAAGGCTCAAGTTGAGGTTCTTTGCGCTCCCACTCGTCTTTTCCGACAAGAAGGCCATTCCACTCTTTTCGCATGTCTTTTAGACGATAACGGAAGCCTGAGCGGTCAGATATGCCATATGCCCACTTAGCTGCGGCATACTTAGACATAGCGGTAATTCCTTAAATCTGGGGCAACGCGGAAGGACGCACGGTCCCTATCTTCGTCCATTGCACGGGTTAATTCCTCTTCATACACTGTTTTTAGCATCTGAACGCGGTCTGGAGCACGTTTTAGAGCTATATAATAGGCCAAACCAGCGGCCAAAGCAGGGTAAAAACGGAAGGGAACTTGCATAGTATTAGTGTAATTATCGGCATCATCTATGCGAATAAGGGCGTCATAATAGACCACATCAGTGCTATTATCGGGCAAAGGCCACATTTGAAGCACTGGATTGATTGATCTATCAACGAAAAACTGTGTAGGGCGTCCAGTAGTCGATTTTGTTGGTATATTGAGGTATTCGTCACGACTAATGCGGTTTAAGGCATAATCAGTGCCACTTCGACGTATAACAAGGGATAATATGTCAATTACGTCAGCCCCCAGAGCTTCATTGCCATCCCCAGAGGTTACAGTGAAATTGCGCTGTGCAATAGTCCACTGATTAAGGCCACGATTGGCCCAATCAGCAAATAAAAGGTTCATAGAGCGTTTTGCGGTCTTTAAATCGTACCCTGTACGCACTTCTAAGCCGCAACGCTCGAAAGCCTCTTCAATGTAGTCTGCTACATCTAATTCAAAGTCTTTTGAGCCTGATACAGCCATTTATTTCTTCCCTCGTGATGAGCTTTTCTTTCTTTTTACAGGAACACAGCGATCTTTTCCACCTTTTGTTCCAGCAAATCGGTATCCTTTCCAACAAGCCTTACCATCTGCGCCTTTTTTCTTGCCTTTTGGCTTAGAAACTTGTTTTTTCATCTGTGATCTACCTATAGCCATTTAACACTTCCAACGCTTGCGAGCTTGCCGCAAACGACTGTTTGGGTCTTTTGCTGCTTTAGGGAACTTCTTCATCTGCCCAGCGGAGCGTGCGCAGTAAGACTTACGCCTCTTTGCGTCTTTGCTTCCGGGCTTAACCTTCCCTGTCACTGCTGTTTTTAGCTTAGAGCCGGGATTTTTACTGCGATATGCTTTTACGCCAGCTTTTGTCATCCCCGCCCCAGACTTTGTGGGGCGGAAGTTCTTTTTGTTGCGCTTTGGCATTTCGCCTTTTTTAGAATCAGCCATATTCTTTCCGCATAGACATCATGATCGTGTATGTATCAGCGGAAGTATGACCTATAGTCGTGAATAGAACGTCACCGTTCTTCCCAGAGCCTGAGTTGTTAGTTAAACCACCAAACACAGTGTAGTCATGCGAACCACTTTGATTTTCACCAAGTTCGATACAAAACACATTTGTACTGGCATTCCAGAAGATTTGAACCTTCATTCCAATACACTGCCACCAAATACGCTCAATAGTCACGCCTGTGCAGGGACGACCTTGAGAGTCAGCGGATAACGCGCTTACATCAACCTTAACAACAGCAGATTCACCAGTTCCATCAGAGATGTTGGTGAACTTTTGAACTGCTTTCTTGTCTCCATCAATTAGAGTTTGAGTAGCTACAGCATCAGCCATATTAATCTCCTATGGTTATAGGTGGGAGCCGAAGCTCCCAACCAAAATGATTATTAGGCTGCAAAAGCAAACGTACCTGTGGTACCAGCACCAAGATGTTGGAAATTATACGAAACATTCCACAGTCCTGCGGTTGTGCAAGTGAAGTAGACGTAAGAACCAATGCTCATAAAGTTCGTTGCTGCGTTAGCAGGCGTAAACTTCAACAAAGTCTCCCCAGCAGTTGACGCATCAAACGTAACTGCGGAGCTAGTACGGCTCTCTATAATGCTGCCTGTTTCATAAGCATCACTACCCGCGCAATCAAAACTCAAGAAGGCTGTTCCGCCAGTAGTGTCTACTGACTGAGCGTGGATACACACAACACCGACTGTCGCCGCTGGAAGAGTAGTAACCTGTTGTGCTGCGCCTGTGAACGGGTTGATGTTAATTCCAGCAACATATGAAATGGTCGCGCCTGTGGCTTTGGCCGTTACAGTAAGGCCACCTAAAGTAGGCATTCCGCCAGAGAATACAGAACCAGCTACCGTAAGGTTTCCGCCGATAGAAGCGTCATTATTATATGTGGAAT